GATATTTAATCTGTAAAAACTTAGATTTTAAATTACTATACAAATAATGTTTAACACAAGCCTTCATTGGGTCATACTTAGAAGAGCTATTCAATACTCTCCAGTTAAGTAGTAACCGGGTATTCTCATTATTCTTATCATCAGTAGCAAGATCATGTAAATAACCAAGTAGTTTAAATCTAGCCATGTATGGCAGATAATGAAGATTTAAACCATAAAATCCATCAGGTACTTTTCTAAATGGTAATACTAACGGGAACATATCCCAGTAAGGCAAAGTATCTTTAAACTTAGCATCGTATAAAAACATTACCATAGTACCAGGCAAAATCCTTGTATTAAGTTCAGGAGTATTGCTCATTAGATTATTAGGCTTTACATTTCGTAAAGATTTAACCTGAGCTTGATACCAGCTGAGTGATCTCGTAGTATCACCGGCCTTAGCTCTTATATCTAGAAAGGGATTTTTAGTTGCCATAATTATATTTATCTATTAAATACCAAGATCTTTTTCTGTTAAAACCAAGAATTTCATACCGTTATCAATACAAAACTCATCAGCAGCTTTCCATTTAGCCTGATTTGTTCCATATTGAAATACCTCATCTATAAACCGTTTAGTTTGTCTTTTAGGCACTGCAGGAGGCTTAGTAAATTTTTCGGGTTTAATTTCAATTAAATACTTAGTAACAGCATTATTTTTATCTTTAACCTTAATGTAGAAATCTACAAAGTATCTATGTATTCTGTTGTCAACAGGAGACTTATATGGTATAATCATAGTCTCAGACCCCCATTCTAATACAGAAGAGTTGCTATCACACCACTTCATAAACCTTAATTCCCAGGAGGATCTGGCCATTACAGTATTAATATCACCTTTATACTTAGATGAATTAATAACTCTATAACGGCCTTTGTAAGTTGCTTTGTACATATCGGGATAAATAATACGTCAATAATGAAATATTTATGGAAACCATATGGCAACCTATACCGATTATAGAGATAAAGTACAACAACAGTATTCTAATCCTGAGACAAGTAAATTAGATCTGGGTAAGTATAGAGTAACAACGACGACCTATCCTTCTGATTTAGGCTCAAACGATCTTAAACATTTTGTATTGTTTAATATAAACGTTAGAGGCAAATCAGAGATAAGTAAGTCCTCTAAAAAAGTTGCTAACGTTAATGTAGGTAGAGATCCAAAATCTGCTAGCGCTGAAGTGGTGGGCGGTACCGCTTTAAATGCAGCGGTTGCTGCAGGGGTAGGGGTTGTAGCTGCAGGGGTAGTATCAGGCGCTGCTAAGGCAATAGCTCAAAAAGTTTTTAGAACTGGAGCTGGCAGCAGTAATGCTGCTTTAGCAAGAGCTGATAGCGTAGCCAGTGGGATAACAGGTCTTGCTGGTGTTGGCGCAGGGGTAACTGCCTTTGCTGCATTACAGTCAAGTGATTTATTAAAACCTGACGTAAAGTATAGAATTGAAGACGCGATCGCTCTACATCTAGATAGCCCCCCTACTGTTAAGTATAATATGAATTATACTAATAAGGAGTTAGGGGCTTTAATTGGAGCATTAAGTGGGAGTATGGCAGACGGGGCTATTAGTGAAGGTGGAGCTGCTTTCGGTGCTACAATGGCTAAATTACCGGGAGCATTTTCCGGGGTAGACGTTAAATCTGCGTTAAGTGCATCTTCAGGTACGGCCTTAAATCCTTTTAAAGAAACAGTATTTGAATCTGTAGATTTCAGGTCTTTTGCATTTAAGTATAAATTTTTTCCTAAAAGTAAAAAAGAATCTCAAGATATAAAAAATATTATATATCTTTTTAAATTACATATGCACCCGGATTTATCTCAGCCGAATAAATTATTCTTTATATATCCGTCAGAATTTCAAATTACGTATTATTATGAAAACGGACCTAACCCATACTTTCATAAATTTAGACCTTGTGCATTAGAGTCTATGGAAGTAAATTATGGGGGAGAACAATTTGCATCTTTTAAAGACGGTACCCCGGTAGAAATAAATCTAAGCCTAACATTTAGAGAGCTTGAAATTATTACTAAGGGTATGATAGCAGAAAATAAGGATGGTACCTTCTAATGTACTTCGAAAATTTTCCAATTACTTATTACTCATTACATGATTTAAGTAATATTAAAATAGTTACAAATATCACTAGACGGGTTCAAATAAGTGACGAAGTAAAGAATACTCTTGGGGTGTATGATGAATACGATATTCAAGATGGAGAGACTCCAGAATTAGTAGCAGAGAAATTTTATAATAATCCTGAGCTACATTGGTTAATTTTATTATATAATGATATTATAGATCCAAGATTTGACTGGGTACTACCTTACAGTAGCCTTATTCAAGTTATTGAGGGTAAGTATAATAACATTAACGCTACACATCACTTTGAAGATGCTAACGGGGTATATACTAATGGTAATGTTTATATACAATCAAATGCAGCTTTTGGTAGCTTTGTAACCGGGGATGTTATTAGTAATAATACTAATATTGGTACAGCCGTCATTACATCAAAGATAAGTAGTTCTAATGTAGTTATTACAGTATCTACTGGTGGTTTTATTACGGGAGATCAAATTAAATTAAGCAGTAATGCATCTGTAACTGCTAATATTACTAGTACAACAGTTATATCAGGTACGCCAATTACCAATTATACTTATGAAGATGTTGTTAATGAATCAAAAAGAAGAATTCGTATATTGAAAAATGCGTTTACAGATTTAGTAGTTAAAGACTTTAAACAAAAACTAGAGATTTAAATGCCCACACAAGAAAGTTCAACAACTGGTTCAAAAGATGGCTTGCTGCGAGCTGGTGATGTAAGTATTGAGCTGCTCAATATTATAACAGAAAATAATACTATTGTACCTTTATCTGAATTTTTTACCGAACTTAATATCTACGAAGATATCTTTTCTAACTACTTGTATGGTAGCATTGTAATTACAGATAGCCGAAATTTAATCGAGACATTTAATATACACGGTGAAGAATTTTTAAACGTTAGATTTAAAACCCCTACATTTCCAGAAACAGATATTATACAAAAGACCTTTAGAATATACCGCTTAACTAATAGGGAAATTGTAAGAGATACAAATACCCAGAATTATATTTTACATTTTGTATCTATAGAATTATTTAATGATGTTTTATTACCACTATTTCTCCCGTTTGAGGGTGACATTAATGATGTAGTAACTACAATATTTGAAGATTTTATTGCAACATCTCGTAATTATAAAATTGTTGAGGGGGGTAAAGAGATTAAAGATGATGAAAGACCTACTCCACTTTTTATACTTACAGAAGCAGCTAATAAAGTAAAGTTTGTTTCTCCAGGGTGGTCCGCGTTTAAATGTTTAAACTGGCTTGCATCCAAGTCTATACCTAAAGAAGATACAGCGAAGAATTTTCTTTTCTTTGAATCTACTAAGAATTTTTATTTTGGGACAGTAGAAAGTCTTTTTAAAACTGCAGTACAAAACGATAACTATCTTGGACTATATACAATATCAGTATCTAATACAAGAGATAAAAACGCTGTATTAAATTTAAATCGAGAATTCTTTCTAGCCAAAGATGTAACTATGTCGGAGACTACCGATTATATAAAAAATTATACTAATGGTTATTTAGCTAATAGATTGATATTTTTAGATGTTTATAATAAGGAGTATAAGCAGGTAGATTATGATCATGTTGAGAAATATAAAGATCAATTTCACACCTCAGGGGCAGGCCCAAAAGCTATTCCTACCTTTAATGAAGATACATTTAAAAATCCATCTACACATATAAGTTTTTATCCTAAAAACCCTAAGCTATTTGATGATTTTGCTGATAATGTAAATGAAAAAATGGACGAAATTTATGGCAATAGGTTATCCAGTTTACTAGAGTTAACAAACACAAAAGTGTCTATTACCATTCCCGGTAGAACCGATGCAGAAGTTGGTAGGCTATTATATTTTAGCTACCCTGCTCTTGGCGGTAAGTCAGATGCTGATAGTGAATCTAGTGCTGAAGATAAGTTGTATTCTGGTTATTATTTTATTACTGCTATTCATCATAGAGTAACTAGAAATGAACATAGTATGACTATGGAAATAGTTAAAGATTCGTTATATGTAGATAGAGAAAGTTATTACAATACCAATGCTAAAAATATTTAATAAAGACGGGTTTAATTGGTGGATTGGGGTTGTTGAAAATAGACAAGACCCAGAAAAATTAGGTCGGTGTAAGGTTAGAGTATTTGGGTATCATACAGATAGTAAAGAATTATTACCTACCAAAGACCTACCGTGGGCTGTACCTATCCAACCAATTACATCTGCTGCAACATCTGGTAAAGGATCCTCACCGTTAGGGCCTGTTGAAGGTACGTGGGTATTAGGTTTTTATCTTGATGGTGAAGATATGCAACAACCGGCTATGCTTGGTACTATTGCTACAAAAGCAGCTGGGCTAGCATTTACAGAGACTCAAGAGATAGATAGTACCACTAACCCAAGCGATGGAGTAATAAAAGATAAGAATGGGGAACCTATTAAGGATGATGCAGGTAATAATACCTTTCAAGGTACCCCTAATATTGAAGGTTATCATCTTGGTATTATATCCGAGACTTTAGAGGCAGGTAATACAAAAGACCCAGGAGTTATTAATGGACCGAAGGGCGGTAGTTATGTAAATAATGCAGATATTGGAGGAGCTTCTTATGGTCTACCTCAAATAACTACTAACCTACCTGAACTTTTACCAAGCGGTAAAAAAAGATCGCCAACATATGAAGCAACTATGGGGTCATATATTAAAAAATCTAAATTTAAAGATCAATTTACTGGCTTAACTCCTAATACCCCTGCCTTTGATGCTAAATGGAAAGAACTTGCAAGAACTAAAAAAGAAGAATTTGCAGATGATCAAAGATCTTTTAAAGCAAGTGAATACTATCGACCTGTAATATCAAACCTACAACGTAAAGGTATAGACCTAACTAAATACGGACCAGCAGTACAAGAAGCTGCAATTGCTTTTGCAGTAGCTATGGGAGCTGCTAGAGCTGCTTCTATGATGTTTAGAGCTTTAAAAGGTATAAGTATATTAACAGATAAAGATATAATTAATTTAATCCATGATCATGTAATTAATAACATGAATATTTACTATGGCAGTTCACCAGCGCTTCACACTTCCTTAATTAATCGATATAAGAGACAAAAAGACTTATGTTTAGGGTACTGTAAATGATAGATCTTATCTCGCAACAATTTAAAGGTAGTTTAGAAAATAAAATCTTTGAACAGGTTAATGGTTTAAACTTAGGCATTTCTAGCCCGATTTTAAGAGCTATTGTCTCTAGAGTAGCTGAACAATCCGCAGTAGGTATTACCCGTAACGTAAGCTTACAGACTAATAATCAATTAACTACTATACCACAGAATACAATTGGAGTTACTAATCCTCTTAATATTGTAACAGGTAATTTAGGTAGTACGGGATTAACAAGCGGTCTAGGTAACATTTTACAGACTCAGTTATCTTCTCAACTTACTAATGGGGTAGTAGTTCAGCTTGAACAGGCTTTAAGATCCGCCTTACCTGCAAGTTCTCAAAATTTAATTAATTTTGGTGCTTTAGCGGCTACCTTAACTCAAGTCTTAACACCTACTATTAATAGCTCTATTACCTCCGCGCTTGGCGGAGTATCGAATGCTATTTTTAATAGAGGGGTAACCCCTAAGGTAACCTTTGATTCTGCTAACGTTTATACAAATGCTAATCTAACCGATTATCAGAAGGAAATTAATAAACAATTTAATATTAGTACAGCTAGTAAGTCCCTAACTGCAGCTCAAAGCTTTGATATTAATTCTGAAGCTAATAAAGAAAAGTTAGTAGCTACTAATACAGGTTTTATAGACCCAAATGCTAATTACCCAACTAAAGAGTATGCTGGGACGTCCGAAACTAATAAATTAGCTCAGGGTGATGTTCGCGGTACCGTTGTACAGGAAAAAAATCTAACTAGAGTATCAGCAAGATTACCCTTTAATAATTCTTGGGAGCAACCAGAGTCTCCTTATATGGCAGAGTACCCTTACAACAAGGTTACTGAAACTGAAGGTGGCCATATTATTGAAGTGGATGATACGCCAGGTTCAGAGCGTATCCATGTATACCACAAATCAGGTACTTTTATTGAGATTGATGCAAACGGTTCTGTAGTCAAAAGAGCCGTAGGTTCTTCTTATGAGATTATAGATAAGAACGGTAAGATATCGATTGCTGGACAAGCAGATGTTTCTATCTCAGGGGCTTGTAATATATTCGTTGGTAATGATGCTACTATTGAAGTTGAAGGTAATACTATTCTTCATTGTCATAATGATGTAACTGCTATGGCTGGGGGTAAGATGAATCTATCAGCCAATGAAGAATTAAACATTACTGCAGGTAATATTAACATACAGGCTTATAATAGCATGAATGTTAATTCTAATGTATCACTAAACCTGCACGCAACCGATAGTATGCATCTTCATTCAAATGCTAATGTATTTGTTCAGGCAGTAGATCTATTCCAAAATACTACAACCTCCTATCACCAGACAGCTACTAATTTATATGAAAAGCTAGGCGGTGCCAGATTTTCACAAGTTGTAGGAGCTGTTCATTTTAAAGCCGCCGGAGATGTAAATCTTGACGGTTCGGCGGTTTATTTTAATACAGGTAACGCTGTAGATTCAAAACCAAGTAAACCAGCTAAAATTGCCGGCATTTCTAATATTGGAGTTATACCAGAACGAACAGATACGGTCCCGGTAGTTATTGAAGACCCTGTAGCGTTAACCATGGCTGACAGTTATGCTTTGAAATTTGAAGAAGATAAGTTTACAGAAAAAGAATATAAGAATCATAAAGACCTGGTAGTAACATCAGGCTTTACAACAGCTGCAGCTTTTGATAAACCACCTGTTGAGGTAATATCTGAATCTGTAAGTTCGCTTCAAAATGCTGTAGTAATACCTTCGGATACATTATTAACAAGAAATAGTTTACCTGGTAACTATAACTTATCTCCTAACTTTACATTAGAAAACTTAACTAATAAAACAACCGTACTAGGGGATCTAATACCTGATAACCCAGATATTAAATACGGTCAGCTAGTTTATAATTTACAAGCGATTGCTTTAAACATATTAGAGCCTACGTATAATATTTACCCGCAAATGACGGTAGCATCTGCTTATAGGTTAAAAGAAAACTCTTCTCCTAATTCATTACACCCGTTAGGTCAAGCTGTAGACATTCAATTTCAAGGGGCAACAACTGAAGAATATTATGACTATGCTGTCTCTTTAGCCGCACTGCTTAACTATGATCAATTTATTTTAGAGTACTGTAGCTATACTAATAACCCTTGGATTCATATTTCTTACAATACTACTAATAATCGTAAACAGATAATGACGTTCTTTAATAATAAAAAATACTCTGATAATATAGCTAAGCTAAGATAATGCCGACTGTATCAAGAAATATTGTTGTTACCCAGTCTAATATAACTGGATTTAGCGCGGTTAGCCCGGACCCAATAGCAATACTTACAGAAGAAGGCTTTGGAGTACTTGCTGCAGCTACATATCTTCCAAGCATATACCAGGGTGCTACTATATCCATAGATCTAGAGTTTAATATTGAGTATATTGGTGCTTTAGATATAGTGGAAGGAGTCTTACCTGCTCAAAATGTAACATCTTACTTTAATTTTAGTAATCACGGTCTTACTGCAACATATATAAGTAATAACTTAATTAGAATTGCCGGTACGTATGTAAATGCTTTTACAGATGAATATTACAACTTTGTTTTAAAAGATATGTCACAAGCAATTTTACTACCAACGACGGATGAAGATTTTTTAGCTTTAATAGAGTATAATATGCCTAATCCGGTTACAATAAAAAACGAATATTTATTTGATGCAGTTGGTAGAACAGATTTTGCGAGCCCTACCCCTACGTCCAGTATCTCTGGAGAAATGTTTCAATGGATAGTATGGAACTATACCCCAACAGTCAGTACAATATTAAGTCTTGTAGATGAGGGGATCTAATGCCAGCTATATCTAGACAGGGAGATTCGGTACTATCACCAGATGGATCTGGGTACAAGTGTCGGATGCCGTTAGAAACAAGCGTTGGGGAAGTCAACTCTAATAGCGTATATGCAAATAATAAATTAATAGTAGTTCAAGGTAATCAAGTAACACCGCACAACAAATCTGGATGCTCTATCGATGATTCTACCTTAAGTTCATACTCTTCTAAGGTTTTTATAGGTGGTAAAGGGGTAGGCCGAATAGGGGATGCTTATGGTAATAATACAATTACTCAAGGCTCTCCTTCGGTTTTCGCGGCTTAATCAAAATTATAGCTATAAATATAAATATGACCCGAAATACCAGAACCTATTCAGACTTTAATCTTCTATTTACTCGGCATCCTGTCACAGGTGATGTTACTAAAAAGAGTGATGAAGAAGCGGTAAAAGCTTCCTTAAGGAATTTAATTTCTACGAGAAACTATGAGCGCCCATTTCACCCAGAAATTGGCTGTCAAATCTATAGTTTATTATTTGAAAACTTTACACCTGTAACTGTACAGGTAATGAAGAAGACTATTTTTGATGTTATTAATAAATTTGAGCCAAGGGCAACAGTCTTAGAGGTAAATATTCGCGATAAATCAGACGATAATCAAATAGACTTGGATATTATATTTCGTATTAATAATTCCGAAAGACCTATTACCTTAACCACCTTTATTACACGAGTAAGATAATGTCCAATCTCAGAATAACTGAGTTAGATTTTGATCAGATCAAAACTAATCTTAAAACTTTTTTACAAGCCCAAGATGAATTTACCGATTATGATTTTGAGGGGTCTGGTCTTTCCGTATTGCTGGACGTCTTAGCATATAACACTCATTATAATGCATTCTTAGCTAATATGCTAATGAATGAAATGTTCTTAGACTCAGCCGTTAAGAGAACCTCTGCGGTTTCTATAGCTAAACATTTAGGATATACACCTGCATCAGTTAGAGGCTCTACTGCTAACATCGGGGTTGTAGTAACTAACCCTACCGGTCTACCTAATACATTAACAATGGATAGGTATACACAGTTTACATCTACAATTGGGGGAACAGCGTATACGTTCTCTACTAATCAAGCGATGACTGCTGCAAGAAGCGGTTCTACATATACATTCAATGATGTCGATATTGTAGAGGGTACATTACTTGGATATACGTATGCTGTTTCAGATAATTCACCGGATGCTAAGTATGAAATACCCAGTATCAATGTAGATACAACTACATTGCAAGTAACTGTTCAAACCTCAGCATCTGATACAACTGCAAGCGTATATACCCTAGCTACTGATATTACTGGTGTAGATGATACATCTAAGGTATTTTTCTTAGAGGAAAATAGCAATGGTAATC